TCACAAGCATATTAATATTCCATTATACATAGCTAACTTTGGTATGCTTAAAAAATATCCAAATGAACTTATGGTTGCAACTGATGACAGAACTTGGTTCTATAAACCAAAAGCTATAATGCAAGTTCCTGCAACACAAATAATCTGGTTAGATTGCGACATAGAAATCAAAGAAGATATATCAGATATGTTTGATATGATTAAAGATGATTACCTACTATCTAAAGATCATGCAGTAAGAACTGACAGATGGCAAACTGGAATAGTTGGTATCAAAGATAAAAAGGTATTAGACAAATGGTTTGACAGATGCGAGATGAGACAAGAACGATCAGATCAAGAAGCATTTAACAAAGTAGCACACGAATTTAAGATCAATAGATTACCTAACGAATATCATGGTTTAAGATTAGGCAAGAATAATGATATAGCTAAAACAATACATTGGACTGGAGAAGATGGAAAAGAAATTATTAGAAAAAAGATTCGTGAGTCAAAACAAGAATCCAAACATAATCTCAGTACCAATTAAGTTCATTAAGTATTCAAATCAGTTTAACAAACATAATTGGCTTAGTCTTAAAGTAAGATCAGAACGTGATAACTTATATTTGAATGACAATCTAGCTAAACGCAGATTAAAAACATTACCTGAGATTGATAATCTATTTAATCCTTTAATACTTTGGGCTAGTGATTATCTTATCTGCATATTCGGCAACAAAAGACTAAAGACAGCTATTGATAAAGGTTACACCCATATAGATTGTTTAGTTTATAAGAACTTAGATCAAGCAGTTAAAATAGGCACAAGCATTTGGAATACTTTTAAAGAACATAAATTATCTAAAGTTGATTATTTATTAACAACTGATAATCAGGGCATTACAGATATTTCTAAATATATGGTGGAAGAAAAACAATTCATAGACATTTACGCAACACACCAACAAGTCTTAATCCAAGAAGCTTTAAAATGTAATGAAGATATAATGGAAACTGGTTGTGGTTATTATTCTACACCATTATTAGTTGAGATAGCAAAAGCTAAAGGAATTAAACTAATATCATTTGTCCAAGAGATTAACTGGGCTAGGAGATTTGACTATTTAATCGGTTCACATTATCAGCAGATACAAATAGATTTTACAAAAGAAATACCATTAACACAAAGGTTTGGAATGTGCTTATTAGATCACGAACAATTAGTTAAAGATAGAATCAAACATCTTAACCATATTCTAAAGCACACAGATACAGTTGTAATACATGATGCAGATATAGTTCAGTCATTTAACTTTTTGCATAAACAACATACGATTGAAATGCACAAACACTTTACACCAAACACAGCAGTTATTAGAAATGTTTAATCCTTACGAATATTTTAAAGGCAAGAATGTATTGCTCATTGGTAATGGTGAAAAGATAAAACAGATTGATTACAGTAAATACAATTCAATAGTTAGAATGAATCTTGGAGTTCAAGATAAACCATGTGATGTATGGATTAACAATCTAGTAAACGAGGGTCATAACAAATTAAAATCTATTCCTGATATACGTTGCATTGTAAGACTTAACTTTGAAAAAGATGGAACTAGAGCAGAACGTATGCCTGACTGGGTTAAGAAAAAAGCTTGGTTATGGAACAAAGAAGAATACAACTTAATGATACAAAGATATAATTATCAAAGACCAACTACAGGTTTTGTTTCTATCTATTGGCTACTCAATCATTGTAATTGCAAAGTAACTATTACAGCATTTGATTTCTTTAAAACAAAGAATAGATATACAATGGAAGATACAAACCATATTGGAACACCAAAAGGTTATAACCATGATGTTGAATTGGAAGAACAAGTTATTACTAAACTTATTCAAAGAGGATTAATCAATGCCATTTAGTAAACCACAACTAGACGTATATACTTGTCCAAAAAGATTTAGAGTTCTTATTACTGGAAGAAGATTCGGTAAGACACACTTAGCCATGTATGAACTATTAAGATTTGCAAGTCGTAAACCTAACTCAAAGATATTTTATGTAGCACCAACTTACAGAATGTCTAAAGAGATTATGTGGAAACAATTAAAGAAATTAGTTGTAGAAAAAAGATGGATTAAATACGCACATGAAACAGAACTATCTTTAACACTTAGGAATGGCAGTCAGATAAGTTTAAAAGGTGCAGATAAATCACCTGATAATTTACGAGGAGTAGGATTAGATTTCCTATTGCTTGACGAATATGCCGACATTCCACTAGAAGCTTGGACTGAAGTCTTGCGACCCACAATCTCAGATAAGCACGTAACTGGTAATGTATTATTCATAGGAACACCTAGAGGATTTGGTAATTGGTCTTATGAGATATACCAGAAGGGTTTAGGAGATGACCCTGAGTGGAAGTCATTTAAGTACACAACATTAGATGGTGGTCAAGTTGATGCAGAAGAAATAGAACAAGCCAAAAAAGATTTAGACGAGAGAACATTTAGACAAGAGTATTTAGCTTCATTTGAAACATACTCAGGAGTTGTTTATTACAACTTTGATCGTCAATTAAATGTCCAAGAATGTAAGTACGATAAAGATGCTATTATTCATATTGGATTAGACTTTAACATAGACCCAATGTCAGCTTGTTTATTCCATGTTAAGAATGGTATTGCTTATATCTTTGACGAGATAGTTATTTATAGTTCTAATACTGACGAGTTTATTGATGAATTATTATCTAGGTATAACAAAAATAAAATGATTGTTTACCCTGACCCAGCTTCAAGACAACGTAAAACTTCTGCTGGTGGAAGAACAGATTTAACAATCTTGCAAAATGCTGGTTTAAATGTTAAAGCTAAATCTACTCATGCTTTAGTTAGAGATAGAGTTAATGCTGTGAACAGTAAACTAAAAGCATTTGATGGTAAGAGAAGTATTTTTATTAATCCTTCTTGCAAAACACTAATTAATAGCTTAATGAAACAAGTTTACAAAGAAGGTACAAACCAACCTGAAAAGAACAATGGCTACGATCACATGACTGACGCATTAGGTTACGCAATAGAATACATATTTCCAATTACTTCAAACTTACCTAAATCAGAACCTAAAAGATTTTCATAATGGCATACACAAGAAAAGATATAGAACAGCAACACACACAATACAAAGGTATGATGCCAAGATGGGAATATTACATCAGATCATATTTAGGTGGCAAAGAATATTCAGATGGTAAGTTCCTACAAGAATATCAATTAGAATTAGAATCAGAATACTTTAAAAGACTTGCTTACACACCATTAGACAATCATGCTAGAAACGTAATTGATATTTATTCATCATTCCTATTTAGAGTTCCACCAACTAGAGAACTTGGAACATTACAAGACGACCCTTCAGTAGATCAATTCTTAGATGATTGCGATTATGAAGGTAGATCATTTGATGCTCTAATGAGAGAGATACAAAACTATGCTTCTGTTTATGGACATTGTTGGGTTATCGTGGACAAACCATCAACAAATGTAATGACAAGAGGAGAAGAATTAGAACAAGGAATTAGACCATACATAAACATCTACACACCTGAGAACGTATTAGACTGGAAGTATGCAAGATCACCACAAGGATATTACTATTTAGAATATTTAAAGATTAGAGAATCAATAGAAGATGATAAAGAAGTTTATAAGATTTGGTATGAAGATAGAATTGATACAGTATTCTTACCAACAACAAATAGAGATGAACCAAAATTAATAGAGTCAGTTCCTAATCCTATTGGAAAGATTCCTGCTGTTATTTTATACAATCAAAGATCACCTATGAGAGGTTTAGGAGTTTCTGATTTAACTGAAAAATCTATTTACAATGAATTATCTGAGATTGAACAAATTATTAGAATATCAAATCACCCAAGCTTAGTTAAAACTAGAGATACTGAAGCTGTTGGTGGTGCTGGTTCTATTATAGAAATTCCTGATAACATAGATGCTAATTTAAAACCTTATATCTTACAACCAAGTGGAAGTAATTTAGATGGTGTTTTAAAATCTATTATGCACAAAGTAGAAGCAATAAACAGATTATCTCATGTTGGTTCTATTAGAGCAACTGGTGAAAGAATACAATCTGGCATAGCACTAAGAACTGAGTTCCAATTACTAAATGCTAGACTTGCACAAAAATCTAAACTGATGGAACTTGCTGAAGAACAAATTTGGAGACTGTTTGCATTATGGCAAGAGACAGTATTTGATGGAGAGATTATGTACCCAACTACATTTGACATTAGAGATTGGGCAACTGATTTAGAATTATTACAACAAGCAAAAGCTTCTAATATTAAATCAACTACATTTACAAAAGAACTAGATAAACAAATAGCTAGAACTGTAATTGATAATGATGAAACACTTGCAGTAATAGATCAAGAGATTGAAACTAATACTCAGGCATTAGGCGAGTTTCAACCACAACCAATAACATTACCTACAATTTAATGTGGCACAAGATTTATTACAGCAACTTCAAAGCATAAGAGAAAAAGCAGTAAATAATTTAGAAGCACAACATCAAAGATTATTAAACGATACTTTAAGAACTTTAGAAACTAGAGTTATTCAAGCTGTATCAGAACTCCCTATTCAAGATGGTGCATTATTCAATACAAGACTTGCTATTGAGATAAGACCAAAACTACAACAAGCAATAGAAGAACTTTACTTAACAAGAGTACAAACGTTCATAAATGATTATGATAAAATTGCAGGAACTATTGTAGCAACTTATGGAAAGCTTCCAATCCCTGCTGAGTTTAAACAAATTACTGAAGCTGATTTAGTAACTATCCAACAATTAAAGAAGATTGCATTTACACAATTTCAAAATCTAGCTACCGAGTTTACTAACACATTGGCACAAGAAGTTTATCAATCTACATTAGTAGGTAAACCTTTTGCAGATGTTGTTGATTCAATTAGAAGTAAGATTAATGGAATCTACCAACAATCAGATGACAGAAAAAGACAAGAACTTGTTGAGTTCGTACAAGCACAAAGAATAGCTGGTAAAACAAACACAGAAGATTTTAAAACAGCAGTAGATGAACTTAAACAAACTTATGGTTCTACTGTTACTGGTGCAAACCTAGCAGTCTATTCAGGTCAAATAGTTCAAGATGCTTTGATGGGATTTGATGGACAGTTTGCAAAGTTTAGAGCAGATGAATTAGGATTAACTCATTACGTTTATTATGGAACTATCATTAGAGATAGTAGAGATTTTTGTGTTGAACACGTAAATAAAGTATTTACAGAAGAAGAAGCTAGAGAATTATGGCAACAAGAATGGCAAGGTAAATCTGGTAGCGACCCATTTTTAGATAGAGGTGGATATAATTGTAGGCATCATTGGCAACCAACTAGTTTAGACTGGGGTAATGTTAAAGATGATGGAACTTTTGAATACACAATAGAATAGAACATTTTAGCAACATACTGTTGCATTTTTACAATTTCCTTGATAATTGAGACTAATAACAATATAGAAGGAGAACAAACAATGAACGACCAAGTAAAACAAGAGTCGGTTGAGAATACAGCAACTCAAACAAATGCTGGAGTAGAAGTTTCAACAAATCAAGAAACTGAGAACAAAGTTTTTACTGCCGATCAGTTAGAACAAATAGTTCAAAGAAGATTAGACAGATATAAAAAATCTGTTTCTAATAAACTTGATGGAATAGATATTGAAGAAGCTAAAAAGCTAATTC